CCGACCGTGCCAATCTTTCAAGAACTTGGTCAGGCCGGCCTTCTCATGCAGGCTGGCGGTCATCGGCGCCGTCATGACCACCCAGGGCTGCACCGGGCTGCGAGTCTTGTCGATCATGTCCAGCTCGAACGCGATCTTGAACTTCTGTTTAACTCCGTACTCGGTCTCGTAGGCCTTGAGCGGTGTGATGTCGACGCACACCGCGCGGCCGGTGTACTCAGGGCACGGTGTGAAGGTGCCGCCTGTTTGTTTCGTTGATACTGTGATTCCCATGTTGTTGCTGTGTTGTGTTGTTGTTTACTTGGAGGATTGCTTCTCAACCTCCGAAAGCTGTTTTGCCATCCTGTCGTATTGCGACCAGTAGTCGGGCCAGGTGGCCTTGATCTTCGCCAGATTCTCTGGGTCTGCCACCAGCGCCGCGGCGCCTAGTTTGCGAACGAATGACCCGCCGTATTCGATCATCGTGAATGCTACGTCGTAGTCTCTCATTGCAGGATGAAATCGAAGTTGGTTTTCCAAGAGTCGCCCAGGCGATTGTAGGTGTCGTGCTTGATCTTCCAGAGCCGCGGATTGCGAGTCGTCCCAGTGTGACGGCAGCGGATACGGACATCGATATCCTTGAGCGCCACATTCCTTAGCCGGTCGTCCTCCGGCAGTTCGTGCAGGTGTTTCATTTTAGCAGGTGTTTGATGATCTGATTTCTGTCCTTAATGGTCGCTCGGAGAATGCTTTCTAAAGCAACGTGAGGGTTAATCGTGCTGACGTGTTTCCATGCCGGGCTTTGGTCTACGTTTTGAGCTGTATCCCGACTCTCTACGCGGATGGTTCCATTACCTTTGTGGACGTATATAAATGCGACTGTATCGGGGCCTATTTGGTTCATGGTTTAGGATGTTTCACTCACGCCATTTGTCCTCCCGCCAGAGCAGCAGATCCGCTCGCATTGCGTCGTTTTCTTCCTCTAACTGCTTCATGCGGTCTTCTATTTTACGGACCTCTAGAGCAATTTTGCGCAGTGAGTTTTTATCGCATAAACCAAACGGATCTTCCGCTATGTACAGCAGTCGTTGTTCAAGTGTCACGGCTTAGCCTCCTTAGCTTTGTTCCAGTTTGATTGCTCCGTTAGTTTTAGAGCAGCGGCTTCTGGTGAATCCCAGCGGGATGGGTTGGAGTTTTCGCATAGCGCATCACCCGCCTCCTCCATTCGTTTAGCTCGCTCCGTAACCTCGCTTAGGTAGCGTCGAGTCGCGGCTAGTTTTCGCTCCAGCCTACGGCATAGCATACCCAGCTCGGCTATGTTGTGCGGGGTTGAGTCGGATATTGGTGTGTCGCTCACGGCTTTGCCTCCTTAACTTGTGTCCACAATTGCTTTGCTGGAAGATTCTCTCCAGCTATAGATAAAAGACATTCGTCTAAGTAGTTTCCAGCTTTCACTAACCGATTGATATACTCCTGTTGATCGCGGATCTTTATAGATTGAGCGTCGGCCATCCATGTTTCTCTCATGATCCGTAGCACCTCGGCTGCTGTCTCCGTAGGTTTCAGATGCTCGGCTGCTGTTATTGTTCCATCGTTGTGTATGGTTAGTAGAGCATCTCCGTTGTTCTTCACCTCAATTAGGTGATTGAATGATGCGTCGATGAAGAACTTGTTTGTTTGTTCGCTCATTTACATTCCTTCCATTTAAACTGAGGTTTTCCATTTGTGTCGGCCACCCACTCGGCATGGCCTTTGAGAACTGCCACTTCTTCCATTAGGGCTTGTCCACGGCCCAAACCGAAACATATTGAAACGGCTACGCAGAAACACAGAACTAAGACAAACACGATTGGAGGCAGATCTAAGTCTCTCACGGCTTGGCCTCCTTGGCTTTGTGCCACAGGTCAACGTCGTAACCATAGCTGAGTTCGTTGGCCATCTCGTCACCTGCTGTTTCGAGCGCGGCAACGTAGTCGGCGAGCTTTGAGATGCGTTCATTGGCTGCGTTGAGTTCGCGTTCAATGTCGCAACCGACACGGTAAACATCTCCGGTCATGTGTTCTATTGCAGCCATTTGAGCCGCTCTCATTCGCGGGGTGTCACTCACTTGAGGCCCTCCGCAATCAGAGCGTGCTCCAACAGAAGCACCGCATCCGACGTCTTTAGTGTGATGTGAAGGCTAGGCTGCCGTTGCTGCGCCAGGCCCTTCAGGTGCCCTTTCCAGCGCGTTCCATGGGTCTTGCTTGTGCCTGCACCCAAAGTCTTCTGCCACCGCTGTGGTGTCACCTCGATGCACCTGGTGTTCATGCTGGCGATGAGCCCATGCAGGAATCCTACATTGCGACCGAATTGGAACATTGCCGAACCGGGCGCCCCTTTGCCTCCGATGTAGCCGCCCACCTTTTCGATGTAAACCACGTCCGACTGGCTGAGGAAGTTGACCAGGACATCTCGGATGTCCCTGTCGGTCGTAGGCATGGGCTCCAGGGTGACCCGGTTGCCGGCGAAGTGCGCTAGGCCGCCGGACATCCCTGGGTCGATGGCCAAGATCCGCTTCATCGGGCGGCCTTCTTTAGCCAGGCTAAGATAGCATGGTCAGCGACCGCCTGGATCTTGAGGCCGTTGGCAAGGCAGTAGGCTCGCAGGGCTTTGTGAGTTGTTGGTGTCACGTTGATGGTCTTTGGTTTGGTCATTGAATGAGCTTGCTGGCGATCTCCTGGCCGAGAGTAGTGTTTGATCTGCCGAGGAGCGCCAGGCGGTGTGCCATCTTCTCGGTCACCGACTCATGGCGTTTGCGCTCGCATTCGGAAAGAAGGTTGAGGTTTGTCCTGGTGCCTAGGATCACCGAGGCCTTAAGGCTGTTCATTGCCACCCGGTTCATGTGCTCCATTTCGTCGGCGTTGGTACTTGGCGGCAGGATTTGGAAGCCGGCGCCATGCAGGCCGCGTTGGCTGAAGTTCATACCTCGGTGCCGTAGAACCACTCGAATGCTGTGGGTGGCCATTTGGAAGGCCATGGTGCCGGTCTTCTCCTCCAGGGCTGCTTCCATCTCCTCGGTGGTCACGGTCAGGCCATAGGCCAGCCGGTGCTCGTTGCGTTCGATCCAGTCCTTCCAGAGCGGAAGGCGCCGGACCTCTTCTTCGTTGATCATGTCTTGTGTTTCCATGTTGTGAAAGTTGCCCGGTGTTACCGCACACCGGAAAGCGTTGTTGCCATACCACGCCCAGCCCCGCCTCACCTCGCCTTGCCGGGCCCTGAAAAATTGTCTGGGTTACCGTACCCAGTGACGTGTTGCCGTGCCTCGCCAAGCCTCGCCCGGCCGTGCCATGCCGGGCCGTGCCGCGCCCTGAGAAAATTAAACTACCTCGACAGTGAACCGGCCGAACTTCGGTCGCCAGTCGCCCAGGCCGACCAATCCGCCAGCCTCGCGTGATGCGTCGATCACTTGCTCCTTTGAGACAACCGATTCGTCAAACTCGATTGTGCAAGTCGCCCACCAACCGGAAGGAACCATCGGCCGGACTCGAATGATTCCGAGGTCGACCCGCTTTCGCAGTGTGAATGCCGGGTCGGAGTAAATCTGCTCCTTGGTATGGCCCATCTTGCGATGGTGAATGACCACCTCTGCCTCGGACAGCAGCACCGCGGCGTCGAACTTCTTGCCGAGTCGCGCCTTCTTAGCGCCGTCCTTGAGGCACTTCTCGATGTTGTCGCACGGAAGGACCATGCCGTTCTCAATGTCTGACCAGTAAAGGCCGGCCTCCCATTCCAAGCGGTCGCGTTCGTCATGATCGCTTGGTGTCATGTTTTTGCTGCCCTTGACGGTGATCCGTTTGATCGCCATGACGTATGGGTTTTTGTGATCCACCATGTCGCCGTTGTGCATGATGAGGGGCCGCAGCCCGGTGAGTTTGACTTTGATCTGCTTCATGTTGTTTTGCTTTGGTTGCCTTGTTGTTGTTTACCGAAAGTGTCCGGTGATACCGCCCACCGGCAGGCGTTGTTGCCATGCCGCGCCTGGCCGGGCCTTGCCTAGCCACGCCGCGCCCGACCCTAAAAATTGTCCTGGTTGCCGTACCAGGTAACGTATTGCCTCGCCACGCCGCGCCTGGCCGCGCCATGCCTTGCCGCTTCGAGCCTCGGAAAATCATTTGATCACCTTCTGCACCTTCGCCCAGTAAGCCACCGTTGCCGTCTTTCGGTCCCCAGTCGGGCCCCCATTCCATCGCCTGGCCAACTGCTCGGTGGTGGCGCCGCGGCCGTAGTGGGTCAGGTAGGCCTCGCACACCGCCCTGGCCTGCACCCGGTTGGTCATTGACTCCCATCGGTAATGGCTTCCGGTGATCCGGTTGACGTCCAAGACAACGGCCTTGTGAATCTGGAGGCATCCAATGGCCCGGCCTTGATCACCGATGGCTAGGTCGTTGTTGCTGCTTTCTACGATCATCAGGGCTGAGATTAAGCTGTTGAGGTTCATTGCTGTGCATTGCTGTGGTGTTGCTGTGGTTTGCGCGTTGGCCAGTCGCGCCCCTGGGGGTGGTATTGGCCCCACCCGGGGCTAAGGTTGTCAGAGGGCGGCGGTCCAGTTGTCTTGGATGAATTGGTGGATTGAATCCATCAGCGACTGGTCGTCTCCAAAGATTCCGCGGCCTCGAGGCTCCTGCATATGCTGGAAGTCGATGTCGACGTCAGGGAATTGGCTTCGGATCATCATCTCCAGGTTGCCGATGATGCGGTAGACGTCGGCCTCAGTGGCGGTGCTGCCCCAGTAGGAGGTCTCGGTCGGAAGTTGGACGGTGATGATGTTGCTCATGTTTTGCTTTGGTTTGCTGTTTTTGTTGCCTTCGACGTGATCAAGATGGGCGATGCCATGCCTTCCGTCTACAGAGAAAACTGTTTTTCTGTAGATTTGAGAGAAAACCCAATGTTTGCAGGGGTCAAACAGGGGTCGAAAACTAGCTTTGGAACTGGTTTTCGATTGGATTATTGCCAGTCAGCTCGTTGCCTAGGCGCAGGTTGACGTATCGGATGCGGTCGAAATACTGAGTTGAGGTGGTCGGGTCGTAGTATCCGGCTCCCTGGTTGGTCTCACCGAAGCTGTAGTTGCGCTTCGAAATGTAGCTTGTGGCTGCAATCGGAGGGCTGGCCCAGAATTGGCCATTTTCGGTGTCGAAATTATACGCAATAAATCCCTGGCTGACGCTGTACGAAGCCAGATTTGCCGATGGAACATAATAACGAAGGTTCCCGACCGAATCTGTCGCTCGGTAGCAAATAATTCCGTTGGCAATTAGAAGGTCGTAAAGCGGCTCGGTCAGGTAAAAACATGGCCCACCGAACGCCTCTACGCCTGATGAATATATCAGCACCATTCCGATGGTCAGCACGCCCAGCACCCGAAACGATCCGGTGGCGTCATACAGTGGGCAGCATGTTTCGCCATGGCATAGGGGCACCGCCCTGGTCCATGCTCTGACCGACCATTCCATGAGATCCCACAGCCAGGCCGACTTCGGGATCTTGTGAAAGAATGGGCCTCCTCCAGGACGGTAGGGGTTCTCAATCGGGCTGTAAGGCAGGTCAAAGCCGATTTGCTCGACGCCACCTGTCCAACAGATGTGGGTCATTTTGTCGAGATAGGGCGGTATGTAAGTCCCTGATTTAAACGGGACTGTTGATGCAAACGAGGCGCCGCGGCCGTCCTTGAAAACGTCATCTTTCCCGGCTGCCACTAGGTCGACGAAAGAGCTGTTTGGCGCTGTTGGTATGAATGAGTATTGCTCGGTCTTGTCGGGCCTTCCTAGGATCCGCACAGAGGCATCGGATCCGCCTGGGCCTCCCCACTTATTAACCCAGAAGTCGCCTCCCCATGGTCTGTCGTCGATTCCTGAGCTGAGGTCTATTTCGAAAACTCTTACTAAGTCAAAGTCATAGACTGAACTCGAGAATCCCCAGGGAGCACCAGCAGGTATGAATGACGTGTTTACTGCCTGCTCAGATGTACCAGGCACAGGGTTTCTGGCAGGCAGGATATTCGACCATTGAAGCCTAGGATACACTCCAGCGACCTGGAGATAGAAAATGTGAGTCCCCGAGGTGTACAGCCAGTTCTGCCAGGCACCCACTCCGAATTGGGCAGGACGGTCGGCGACATAGAGAGTCTCATTTGTGGCAATGGTCTCTACGTTGAAAAGTGTGCTGCCACCGATTCCCGAAGACGTTGCAGCCCGACACATCAGCCCCAACGGGGTCATGCTGATAATTGACACTTTTTCCTCCGTGATATCGTCGACCTCGGTGTAGTTGGTGAGGAATCCAACCTGGACGCCGATCTTGCGTCGGAGATCTCGCATCGAGTCGAATATGGTGGGCTCATTCCCGGCGTCCCAGGTGTAGGTGCCAGGGCCTGCAAACGGATCCATTCCCATGCTGTACTGGGCCGGATAGATTGTCGAGATGGTGACCGGGCTCGAACCGATTTCCCAATACGGGTCTGACGTAGTCGTGAAAATGTTGGCGTCGATGGGGTAGATTCGAATCGTTCCCATGGTGCTCGACAGCTCGATTTCGGTGTCGGTCACGTTCACAGTCGCCCCTAGGTCTCTTAGGTTTTGAACCAGATTATTGGCGCCGGAGAATATCTTGATGACGTCCGTGAATACATCACCCGCGGCGTTGGCGTAGGTTACCCGGGCACGTCCCCAGGTGAACACGGCATCACCGATGGTCGTGTTGGCGTTAGATGGGTCGGCATAGACTCCGCTGTAGACTTGCCGCGGGTCGTACGGGATGAATGGGTCATGGACCGCGCCCATTACTTGGCGCCATTGGAACAAGATAAACGGGTTGGCGACGTTGTTAGCTTGAGCGGATTTCTCAATGGCGACGAAATTGGCCTGGGTTACACTATCCGACCATTCTGGTGGGCCTTCTGCCAGGAACGGGATATCCCCGCTGAAGTACGGGAAGAAGTAACAGCAGACTCCACCACCCGGGAATCGAGCTGCCCATGTGCCGTCAGGTCGGCGCCGGAATGCTCGACAGGATCCGCGGTCGACCAGGTGCCGGTCGGCGCTTCCGTCGGGATTCTGGAGGAACACGGTAACACCGCTCTGGCCGCACGCATGGACCCGCCAGCAGTCGTAGCGCTGATAGGTGTTCAGGATCTTGAACTCTGAAAGCCCCTCGACTGCGATCTCGGCAACAGCCAGCCGGTGCTTGTGGATCCGACCAGGAGGAAGTGTCGGGTCAATACCAGGGCCAAGGCTGCCTCGGACATACGACGTCAGCCCCGATCCTTCTGGCGGATCCCAGCCGAGATGGACGTCGTATTTTATCCCTTTGATCTCTTTTGTTAAAAGCTCAAAGCTGTAGTGGATGTCTGATATATTACAAGCAAATGTATCGTTAGGATAAACCCAGTGATCAACATAAACCTGTCCGCCTTCTTTATCTACATATTGATTTTCAAGAGTTGATAGCTGGATGCCTGCGTTGATTTGTTGATAATTATCAAGCCACTCGCCTCCAATTCCTGGTATGTAATTGGGGCCTACAGGGTTATCGGCCCTCAGTCTTTTACATGAATTTGCGTCGTTTCTGTAAACATACCACACTCCGTATGGATATTTGCCTTCCCAAGCTCCATCTGTTGAGTTTGCAAACAATGGACTCATGCCGTTAAGAGCCAGATAGCATTTCCGGTCGAAACGCGCATACAGATCGTTCAGGTTTTTGGCCGTGAACATCTTGTCTTTCCGATCTGTGGCGAAAGCCATGTTAGTAGAACCAGGACTCTTCGGACGTCTGCACTGTGCTGGACATTACCGGGGTCTTTAAGGTCGTGCCGTTGGCATTCTGCTCGACCCGTTGGCCAGGTCCGGCGACAAGCTGGACCCGGCGCACGGCCTCGATGAGCTGATTGATGGCCCGGGCATGATCTGCCTTGAAGCCGGTCTCGGCCAGTTTTGAGGGCAGTTGAATGGCCATGGCTATAGCTCGCAGTATTGCACGAATATCTTAACTGGTGAGTTTTGGGCTTTGACAAACATCTGCATATTTACCAAAGGAATCAGCAGGAACTGTTGCGGAGGAACTCGAAAAGGGAATACGCCAGTGGGCCCGATGGCGACATCGTTTGCGAGATCCATGTTAAAAATCAACATCCGGTACGGTGTTGCAGTGTCGGAGCTAATCTCTAGGGCCTCGTCAGCGGTTCCGACGTCCTGAGTGATTTGACCCATGTCCCTGCCGGTCATGTTTGCCACGACAGTGAAGGAGTTTGAGTTAATCGAAGCTCCGCCTTTATTGGCGTACAGCCGGGCTGACATCTCGACTTCGTTTGCCATGGTGTTAGTGGTTTAAACTTCGCAGAAGGTGGCTTGAATGGTCACCGATGAAGTGTCGGCCTTCATGTACAGGGTGGCGCTGACGTAGGGCATCAGCAGCGTCTCGCCGGCCGGGATCCGCATAGTGTATGTGCCGGACACGAATCCCATCTCAACGAAGTTTGTGCTGTCGAGGTTGGAGATCAGGAGCTTGTACGGGCTTGTGACGTCGACCGGCACATCAAGGGTCTCGACGGTGGTGCCGATGACCTGGGTCTGGCTTCCGAGGTCGGTGCCTACCATAGTGGCGCTCTTGGTGTAGGTGACCGAGGGTAGGTAAGCGCCGTTTTTGGAGGCGTACAACCGGGCCGTCATTTGGATTTCGTCTGCCATAGTTTTAGTGGGTAGGTATTAGAAGAACGGATAGATTAGTGTGTCGTAAGGTGCGAAAGTCCAGGCGATGACCTGCTCAACCTGGTTGGTTTTGTTGATCAGGCTAGTCGAGAAGTTGGTCTGCTTCCAGCCCCACACGGTGCCGAAGGGTGCTAAGACTGCCCCGGTGGCTTGATCTTTGGGAATTTTGGGAAGCATTTGTTGCACAGATAGTGGCAGATTCCAATTCTGAGCAAACGATTCGACCGTGTAGACAGGCGGTATTCCGTTAGGAATTTGAGGCAGGCCTAGATTTCCGGAAAAAGTGGCTATCCTGGTCAGACTGACTCGAGCAATAGGGAACGTGTCTTGGCCGCGGTAGAGCATCTGCCAGACTTTAAGCGCCATCGGATAACGAGCTGGATCTGCGAGGTTAGTATCTCTCTGAGATAAAACCTCACCGTTTTTAGCTGCTGTCTCAATGACGAACTTGTAGAGGTTTGGATTCCCTGTCGAGTTAGCCTCCTTGTCGACCGCTGGTAGAGCAAACACCGAGACATCAAGGTAATCGGTGCGGAACTCGTAGCGGATGTCTGCTATTTCTCCAGGTAACGGGGCCGACTGGTCTTCAATTTCTGTACCAGGGTCAAAGGAATTTCCTCCGATGGTGACGGTAGCCTCTGAATAGGGGCCGTCCTCGCGTATGCTGTATTTGGCGCCCAGGGCAACCCATTGGGCCGATGCGGTGCGTAGGGTATCCTTGTCGCCGCGGAAAACTAACTGCACCACCCGGCCGTTGCCGTTGTTGTCGTAGGCGCGGCTGACCTCGATGTACTCGAAGTTATTTGGGTTTGGTAATCCTTGAATCGTTGCCATGTTATTCGACAGCCTGAGCTGTTCTGCCGGTGTTTACTCGGATTGCACGGGTCTCGTTGGTCTGGATCTTGATTTGACCCACAAGGGTGTTAACCCATCCAGGAGGCGCTTCCGTTGAGAACATTGAGGTCTCGCGTTTTGCCCTGCTGTCTATTGTGCCAATGGTTCCGCGTTGGATCGGTAATGCCTCAAAACTTCTGTTAACGTCCTGAGGTGAGGCAAACGCTTCTTGAAAGCTGGCTTTTAATATTGATCCCTTGCCTCCTAGTGTTTGAAAGAAGCCAGTTAATCCATCTTCCATGGTTGCAGCATCTTTAGCGGCACGCTCAACTGCGTCTGCAAAGAAGTTGATCTCAGGAACTGCGGAAAGAATAATTGTGCGCTTTATCTCGTCGAATCGATCAGCCAATTTTCCAATAGAATCAATCTGCTCTTTTGAGATCAGATTGATCGGACCGATCTCCTTGATCTTGGCCATAGCACCCGCGGCCTTGAATGCCTTCTCACCAAGAATTGCGATCATGGCAGCCTGAGTCTGTGCGCTGCTGCCTGCATCCTTGTGCGCCTGACCCATTCTCGAAATCAGGTCGATGTTCGATATGCTCTTGTCGTTAAGTTCAGCGACTGAAAAGCCAAGCGCTTTGAAGTATTCCCGAGCCTTTCCTCCCTCCTCAATAGCCTTTAGACGCTCCTGGCCGACTGCTGTGATCGACTTGGCCATGGACTCGAAGGAAACACCCGTCTGGCCTGCCAGCACCTGGAGGCGCTGCACGTCGTCGGTGCTGATGTTGAGTTGCTCGGACAAGTCCCCAATGGCATCGACTGTCTCGACCACCTTTGAGACAAAAGAGCCAATGGCAGCAACAGACAGTGCTGCACCTAACTGCATCCCAACGGATGACCTAAACTTGTCGGTCACGCTCGAGGCTCGTTTAAGGCCGCTTTCGTAGGCCGAACCGTCCAAGCCGAGCTTTGCAATAAGTGAGAAAATGGCCATTTGTTAGTTCCTTACTGTCTCCCGTTCTTGACCCAGGCGCCAGAGGGCATCGTTCTTATCGTTCCACAATTCGACCTGACCGTGCATTTCTGCATTGGTCAGGAAGAACCTTTCGGCGTCGGTCACCGGCATATTCAGAACCGTCTCCTCGGTGAATCCAATGTCGACCAGGCCAACCAGCAGCCTTTCAGGCCAGGGCATAGCGGCCTCCCTGGATCCTGCACCCGGCTGCCTCAGAACCTCGGGGCAGTCTGATTTGTCGCCGATCCACTCCTGGAGGATTTGGCATTCCTTGACCAGGTCAGACTTGCTGACCTTCTTGCGCATCAGCCGGAGCGGCACCCACCGGAACACCGAGGCCATGGTCTTGATCGACTCCTCGGCGGATTGGCTGCACACGATAACAGCCTCAACCAGGTCGTTAGCGGTGGCCCGACCTCCGGTGACGAATGGCGATCCCAGACGATGCAGCAGGATGGCGTGGCCGACAGTAAAGGGCACCATGCGGAGCCCGATCACCATCGGACAGGCCTTGGCTGTTGCGCTTAGAATGGCGGCCAGGCTGCTCACACGTTTAGGGCGACAGCGGCAGCGGTGGTCAGGTTCTTGAATTTCTTCACAGTGATCGAGACCATAGCCTTGCCGCTCTGAGTCATTTTAACCGAGCCACCGCCGGCATAGATGAACCGTCCCGTGTTTAGGATGTCGGCTGTGCCCATCATCTTAATCACTGGAGCGCCGGTAATTCCCACGGTTCCGTTGACCGGAGCCAGTGAACAGAAGGCCAGGGCGGCGGCCGCATTGGCGCCTGAGGGAATTAGGTTCAGGTTAAGTGTCACCCGTTCATTGTAGCCGATGTGGCCGACCGTCTCACCAGCGCTATTTCGAACCTCCTCGGTGTCGGCTTCGTGAGTCAGGTCGTAACTCTCAATCGACGCCAGGGCCGTGAATATAGATGTCGAGTTATCGGTGTCGAACATGGTCACCGAAGCCGGTGAACCGAATTGGTATGCGAGTCCTTGTGAATTAGCCATGCGTGTGGGTGGTTAGGTGGTTGCGGAACAGTAGAGGGTGAAGGTCCTAGTGAACGTCCTGGACCGATTAGAGATTGATGAGCCACCAAAGTCCAGAGGGGCGGCAAATTGCGCCGTAAAGGGTCCGCTGGCGTCGTTTGATGGCGCGTCAAGGGCAGAGGCCCCGGCGTCGTCAAACAGCGGCAGGATCCGATTGTCGAGAACCTGTACGGTGGTCAGCACAGCAGCCTCGTCGGTGTCATCGGCGGAGAGCTGAAGCTCGACAGCGATCTCAACCTCACAGGTTAAGTCGGTGCGCTGCATTGGCCTGGCTGAGTTGGTCGAGACAACCAGCCTCGGGAAGTTGGGCATGACGTCCTGGTCGTCGGGGTCGTCGTAGAGGCCGCGGCTGTAGGACGTGAGGCAGGTGGGTGTGCCGGCGCCGGAGGCCGACCAGTCGGCGGCCGCCAGGTAGTCGGCGACTGCAAGCTCTGCTCTTAGGGCGGCGGCGTTCATTTGATTGTGATCCCGTTGTCTTCGAGAACCTTGCCGTTGGCCAGGAGGGCCTCGGTCATGTGGTTGACCATCTCTGTCGTCTCGTCGTCGAAAGCCTTCTGCATGGCCGTGTTGTAGATACCGGCCACCCGGTTGTACTGGCTGTCGGCCACACCGGCGGTCATCACCACCGAGGCTGTCGGATTGAATCCTGGGACCGCCTGGATGCCTCGGGCCTTGGTGCCCTTGTGCGTGGCGACGTTCTCTTGGGGAAGGCCGTATTGGTTGGCCATAGACAGCAGGGCTGCGTTGGTCTGCTTCGGCGCCTTGTAGCCAGGAGGCTTCGACAGCGGCTTCCATTTCGGGCTTTGGAACTGGCTGAAGCCCTTGTTGTAGACTCGGATCATCTTCACCACACCGGAGCGTAGATATCCGACCGACCCGATGGCCTTCCGCATCAGGGCTGAGGCTGCTGCCTTCATCTCTTCGCCATAGAGGCCGCGGCGACCGCCCTTGGCTTCTTTCGACTGAGCGATGAGGTGCACCCGGCGAAGGATTCGGGATTTACCGACCCTCTTGCCGGTCTTCTTAGACTTGCGGTTGATGTCACCTACGGGCGTGCCCAGGTAGTCGGCAATCCTGCGGCGCTCCTGTCCTAAGCTCTTGGGCGGCACCAGGACGAACAGCCGGACCATGAGGTAGAAGAATCTGCTGTTGATGGCCTTGTGAAGATCTCGGGACGTGCTCAACAGATACTGCTTCATGGCAGCGTCGAACTTGCTCGAGTCGACCGTCATGTTAACAACGGGCCTCACTTGGTCTTGGCCCCCAGCTCGAGGTTGTAGTAGGCGCCGGAGGCATCCACACGGCAGGACAGGATGCGGAGGGTGCGTCCCTGGTAGACCAGCGTCCTGCCGACCACCGGCCGAGGCTTGCAGAAGGTCAGGGCGATGCGGTCGCTGTTCTCTTGGAGGATGAACTGGCCGTCCTCCTTGAGTAGCCTTGAGAAGGTCGTGCCCTGGTCGAGCGTGTAGAGTGTCGAGTCCATCGAGACCAGGGTGCTGTCGCAGGTCTTCCAGTCGCTGAACATGACCAGGATCCTCGAGGTCACGTTATCCTGGAACCCACCGGAGATGGGCACGTTGGCATCGTTGACCGCAGCCGGGATGCACCGGATCGACGTCTCTTCCCAGATGAACATGGGCGCCCCCAGCATCTGCTGGAGCACCGCCATGCCCTGCTGGAGACTGGATCCGATGGTGGTCATCAGGTGGTGAAGTAGGTGCCGGAGACTATCAGGCGGCTGGTGGCCTGGAGATTGGCGGCCAAACTGGTGGCAGCTCCTGTCTCAAAGTGCGACAGCTCGAGGTAGCTGGTGCCGGCGATTAGCCTGGCGATGATGGCGGTCTTGGCCTGGTTGGTTCCGTTGGTCAGCCACACCGCGGCGGCGGCCTCGTAGGTGATGGCATCGGGCAGCGACAGCCGGAGGTTGCCCGTAGCGGATCCGGTCACCGAGTTGACGGTGATGTCCGCGGTGAATGTGGTAACAAACCCAATCGAGGTGTGTCGGGCCGTGTTGGTGGTGATGGCGTAGGTGCGACCACCGCCGGAGTCGGTCAGTGTAGGCGCCCAGGTGCTCGGTGTAACCAGCGGCACCGCGGCATATAGCTCGTCGAAATTGTCGTTAATCTTCTCGCCGGCGCCGCGGAGGGTGTCCCCGGTGTTGTCGTTAGCGATGGTGCCGATGTTGATCGTTTGTTGAGCCATATTATTTCTTGGGTAGGACGTACCAGCCGGCCGGGAGGGTTACCCGGGAAGGCCCGACCAGCTTTTTGTCGGCATCGAAAGCATAGACGCTGGCCTTAGTAGGCTCGGCCAGCATCACCGGATCACCGCTTGGCACCAGGGCCACCTTGGTCACCTGGCAGCCCAGGCAGATCAGCAATGCGGTCAGCCAGATCGTTCTTGAGGGCTTTGGGAGCGTTACCATGTTGCACATCGGTAGGTGGTGTTTCACGGAGCCAGTCCAACAGAGCCTTGAGGATCTGGTAGATCCAGTTCACTCGGGTTTCTTAATTTGGGGCACCTCGGTGGCGTCCTTAGCCCAGATCAAACCAATGCCAGCGGTGACCGCTGCAATGGTCGTAGTCAGATCGACATTGGTCGAGGGGTCACCATCGAAGATGGCCTTCAAGGCCCCACCAACAGCGACGAGGATTGCACCGACACCGGCGAGAGTTGTTTTCGTGTTTTTCATTTTGAGCGGAATAATCGATATGCGCCGTAACAGGCGCAGGCTAAGCCAATTAGCGCGGTGATAAGCTGAACCCATTCGGTAAGCCATGGAATAAACGAAACAGCGGTGGCACCTGCCGCTGCTGCTAGGGATAGTCCAGGGCTGGTGCTGCTGTTCGTTGGTTCCATTACTCGGATTTAGGCTTCGCTGCGTCGAGGATGATGTCGGCCAATGGAACGCCAACTTTAGCGTTCTGATAGCCACCGGCTTTGATAGCAATGTCGATGAGTTGGAGGAGGCTGTTGGCCTGCTCCTGAGTGAGTTCGATCTTGATCATGCGGAGGGAGCGTCAGCGATAACAACAGGCTCCGCAACCTTAACCGGAGGCGGCACCGGCACCCACGGCAACGGCAGTGTAACCACCGGAGGATTGATCTGATTCTCAATCTGCTGCGTCACGTTCGCTTCGATGGCGGTCTTATCGACTCCGTTCTCGTAGCACCAACCAAGCACCTGTTCCTGCGTCAGGTCAGGGTATGGCGTGAAACTACCAGACGGCGGTTGGAACGAGCAGGAGCCGTAGCAAGTGCCGCTGTAGCTCTTTTCGTCGTCTCCAGTGCCAGTGGTTTGAGTGCCATTGCAACGCCAGTCGGCGGTGATGACGACATCGGTGAGCGAGCCTTCGGTCGGCTTAACGAGAAGGCGTTCGATGATCCAAGAGAGGGTAATCATGGTCGTATAGATTAGGCGGCTGCAATTGTGGTGATGGTGCCAGAGCTTCCACGGTACTTCAGCGCACCGGACTCGACGTAGAGCTGACCGCCAGTGACGTTAGCGGTAGGAGCGGTTCCGTTGGCAATCTGGATGGTCTTGGCAGCGGTGGTTCCGGCTGTGGTAAGACCCACCAGCAAATTCCCACTCGCATCGAGGGTCATTGCTTGGGTGAAGGTGATTGCGGCGTTAGCTGTTCCAGTAACAGCGGTGTTCCATTGATGAACACCGTTTAGTTGTCGATATGAAGACGCGATATTTGATGCAATGTATTTGAATGCGCCATCAAAATAGACGTTTGCACCAATGAGTGTGTCAGACCCGCTAGCATAACCAGCCAATGACGCAGTTCCAACTTGCAACCCTTTAAAAGTCGCCCACGCACTCGGCGTAACCCCCACGCCCAACCCCGTAGAGTTGAGGGTCATGGCAGTGCCAGCGACTCCGCCGACGTTCTGAAAAGTTACATTTCCAGATGCATCAATCTGGAATCCAATACCAGCGGACGATCCAAGCGTGATTGTGCTTCCTCGGCATCCAAATGGAACCAAGCCACTACCGGCATCATTCAACGAATCAAGCCCTGAGCCTCCAACAACGGTTCCAAAAATAGTATCGGTTGTTCTAACACTGAGTCTTGCGCCCACTTGACTTGAAACCGTTAACACTGAAAGCGGACCATTGTTTCCGATACCCACGCCAGTCGCATTAACGAACAGCTTATTCGTCCGCACCGTCAGATCGCCGGTGATGGTGGCGGAGGCGAGGGTGGCGGTGCCGGATGCTCCGAGGATGTTGTTAACGCTGATCTTCTTAGTCGTACCAGATGCTGCCATCGTCGTGTCAGAGACATCGACCACCGGAAACATATCGTTGACTGGATCGGCAGCAGTCAGTGCCGTTAGTGCTGTAATTTTAGAGTCTGCCATAGGTCAGTTGGATTGGATTGCGAGTTTAAAGAGGTCTTCCTGTTGCAGAAAACCAGCGTCTTCACGCAACAGAGAATCGAAATTGCCAAAGGTGATGACGATCTTTCCGGTGCCGTCTTCTTGCAGCACAAAGAACTCGTCCTCTTGCAGAACATCTCGACGTAGCACCGGCGCATCAGTGCCACCGGCTTGACCGGAGAACAACCGATTGAGTGCTATGCCGAGTGATATCATTTATGCTCGGGCGTTAAACGCTACGACAGAACCGGATAAGATCTGGAAGCCGGTGATGTTGCCCACCAAAGGGAATCCAGCGGGAATAGTCTTGGAGGTCCAAGTGCCAGCGATACGGTTTCCGGTAATGGAAGTAAAGACGGTTGGCTCGGTGGGAATCAAGCCAGACCACGCGCCAGTCTGGGCTGCGGTAGTGGTAAACAGCTCAAAGCCTTCTCGACCCATGCTGTACTCGGTTGAAATGTCTGCTTGAACGGCCATAAAATTGTTTTTCGGTTAAAGGGGAGGCTGTCAGCGTATCCAACAGCCTCCCCAGTTTTGGTTTGTTAACCCTTACGGATCTTCGGTGCTAAGGCTCCCTGTATCCACAGGATGAGCTTCGAGCCCTCTGCAATCTTGGCAGTGTTAAAGTCGGTGCGCTGGGCGGCTGCATCGACTTCGGGACCGGCGACAATCTTTGATTTGCCTGCCTTGTCCACTGCAATGGTTGTGGCGATTCTCATGACTTGGCCGATTAGGCGGTGACCAGAACTTCGGCCTGGGTCGTATCCGCGGCCGCGGCGCCGAACATAATGTCGTAGGACGCCATGTGAGCGCGGGAAGCGCGGCTGTACCAGACAGAGAGCAGGCAGCTCAGGCCGTTGGCGGTGGTGACGGCGCGTTGCTCAAGGAACTCGCCGGCGATCATGCCGACCGGCAGGCCGGAGGCAATGGCGATGGCATCAGGGCCGCACACGAAGCCGGCGGTGTTAGTCTCGGCAGAGGTCCAGCGGTTGTTCTCGGCGACCACGTCGAATCCGAACCGGCCGTTCGCCAGCAGCTCCAGGCGGCTGTCAGGGAAGGTGTTGCTTGCGGCAGAGAACTGGAGGCGAGCGATGTGGCCACCGTCCAGGATGAGGTTCTTGCTGCGGTAGTTCTTCGCCAGGGCAAGGATCGCAGGCAGATCCGAGGTGTCGAAGTTGGCTGCGGTGCCGATAACAGTCGCGGCGCCGTAGTTGCCCGAGACCATAAGGGCGGTCAGCACGTCGCTGATGCCGTAGGCAAACAGGTCGGCAGAACCGGCAGCCAGGTCAGACAGCATGAAGCCCTGGTTAAGCTCCTGCTGGGTGACCGTGAAGTTCTTGGAGATCTGGTTCACGGTGACCGCGGTGGCGGCCAGCGTGCTGTCGTTGTTGGTTTCCCAGGACGTCGGGTTGGTCTGGGCAGCGGTGCCGGTGGTGTACTTCTTGACCTGAACCGAGGCGCGGGGGCGAAGGTTGTCCAGGCCGACGTTGCGGCTGAAAGCGGAGACCAGGGCCAAACGAGTGGCGGCCACGGTGATCACTGCATCGGCGAGATAATCGACAACCAGGCCCGAGGCGAACGTGTTGGCGTTCTGGGG